ACAACTCCATTATGCGCAGGCGTAATGGCAAGTTTAGACGCATCGGATAAATTAAGTTTATATACAGACGGTACTACTACAAATCAACAAATTGTTGCTTCGGGTAGTTGGATTGTGGCAGCTAATTTAGTTCTTTCAGGCAGTTCAAAAACGTATTATGCACCAGCATTGACTGTTGGAGCACATACCACCGTTCCTACATATAAGACTTATGATCCAAGCCCTAGACCAACTGGTTCTCTATGGGTCAAGACAACTAATGTTAACCAAGGAGCAGATTGGGTTGTAAAAGTATATAACGATGCTACCAGCTCTTGGATTACACAAACTGTTGGCTTATACGCCAACGGTGCAGAAGCATTGTTCAAAATGGATCCAACTGGCGGCGGAGTTAACTTAGCTGTTGGTAGAACTTATGTCAAATATAACGATGACGAATCTAGTCCATCGTTAGCTAACTTTAAAATTTATATCCGTACTGGCAAAGGTGCTACAAAAATTACTAGTAGTCCAATTACAAATAGTACATGGGCAGCTGGTTCGTATTCTATTGGAGTTAGAGAAAGCCAAGTTGGTTCTGCAACTATTAGTAATGAAATTACAGTTGCTTGGACTTGTGTTGGTAACCTAACTACTGATACTAATGCTTTCTTGGCAGCATTTACAGCAGCATTTGCAGACTCTAACTTGGTTGCTAGCAAAACTGCAACAGATCAAATTGTTATCCAACATTTAGCAGGCGGCGACATTTATTTCCGCCAAATATTGCTTGCTGGTTTATCTGGTGTATTCACAGCTGGAACTACAGCTAACTATTTTGCAAGCCCAACTGGTATTACTGGGCGCTTTGTTGCAAGTCTATGGGCTCCATCTATTGGTAACAGTGCAATTGCTCCAGCAAGTGCAGCACCTCCAACAAATATTGCAGCCGACAACAAGCTATGGTATAACAACACGATTAGTGAAGTTGACATTATGATTCACGATGGTGAGAAATGGGTTGGTTATGCAAACTTTGATCAGACAGCTGTAGGCGGTGGCGCAACAGATCCAAATGGTCCTATTGTTAGTGCTACAGAGCCTACAGAACAAAGCGAAGGCGCTCCTTTAGGCAACGGCGACTTGTGGATTGATACAAGCGATACTGAAAATTATCCAACAATTTACAAATATGATTTCTTAAATGACAATTGGGTATTAGTTGACAAGGCTGACCAAACAACAGAAAACGGTGTTTTATTCCGCGATGCACGTTGGAACGATACCGGAGTAGGCTCGGAGCAATCTTTAATTTCAGAATTATTAACTTCTGACTTTGTTGACTTTGACGCTCCAGATCCTGCATTGTATCCAAAAGGCATGTTGCTATGGAATTTACGTCGTTCAGGATTTAATGTATTAAAATTTGTTCGCAACTATGTTGACACAACTGCTAAAAATATTCGTTATGCAGGTGGCGCTTATCCAGTAGGCGAAGGCGACCCAATGACTACTTACTACCCACATCGTTGGATTAGTGCAGCAGCCAATAACGAAGACGGTTCTGGCGCATTTGGTCGTAAGGCTGTTCGCAAAGTTGTATTACAAGCATTAGAAGCAGAAATTCAAAGTAATCAACAGATCCGTGATGAAGAATCAAGAATCTTTAACTTGATTGCTTGCCCTGGATACCCAGAAACAATTGCTAGCTTGGTTGGACTAAACTATGACAGAGGCTTAACAGCATTTGTTGTCGGCGATACTCCGGCACGTTTAACACCAGACGCTACAACAATTAGTGCCTGGGGTAATAACTCAAACAATGCAGTTATCAATGGCGACGATGGTTTAATTACTACAGATGCTTACTTGGGTGTTTACTATCCATGGGGCTACACAACAGACTTGATTGGTAATAACATTGTTGTTCCTCCAAGTCACATGATGTTGCGCACAATTGCATTGAGCGACAACGTAAGTTATCCTTGGTTTGCTCCAGCTGGAACTCGCCGAGGCGGAATTACAAACGCAGCATCAGTTGGCTATGTAGATCCTACAACTGGCGAATTTAACGCAGTTGCGTTAAACACTGGACAGCGTGATACACTAGCTAGTGTCCATGTTAACCCAATTACATTCATTACCGGAACAGGTTTAGTATGTTATGGACAGTACACACGCCAGCTAACAGCAAGCGCATTAGATCGTGTTAACGTTGCACGTTTAGTTGTTTACTTGCGTAGACAGTTTAGTCAACTTGCTAAACCTTATGTGTTTGAACCCAACGATACTATTACTCGTAACGAAATTAAACAAGCAGCTGAAGGCCTATTACTAGAATTAGTAGGACAACGTGCATTGTACGATTTCTTGGTAGTATGCGATACAACAAACAACACTCCTGCAAGAATTGATCGCAGCGAGCTATACCTTGATGTTGCTATTGAACCAGTAAAAGCCGTGGAATTTATCTATATTCCATTACGCTTGAAGAATACTGGCGAGATTGCAGGTCTATAATAATTAGGAGAACACAATGTCAATTGCATCATTATCAAGATTCACAGTACCTTTAGCCAGTAACCAAAGCTCTGCAACGCAGGGCTTGTTAATGCCAAAGTTAAAATATCGTTTTAGAGTTAGCTTTGAAAACTTCGGTACAAGTGGAAGTACTGTAGAGCTGACAAAACAAGTAGCTGATGCTGCTCGTCCGCAGGTTAAGTTTGCAGACCAGGTTCTGGAAGTTTACAACAGCAAGATTCACTATGCTGGCAAGCCAACATGGGATCCAGTCGCAATTACATTGCGTGACGATGTTACCAACGCTGTTACTAAATTGGTTGGCGAACAGAATCAGAAACAGTTTGACTTCTTTGAACAAGCAAGTGCAACAGCAGGCGGCGACTACAAGTTTGTTACTCGTATCGAAATGCTTGACGGCGGCAATGGCAGCGACGGTGGTGCCCAAACATTAGAAACATGGGCATTGTATGGTTGCTACCTAGCTAGTACAAATTACGAAGCTCTAAGCTATACTGGCGCAGCTGATCCTATGATGATTAAATTATCTATTCAATATGATAATGCTATGCAAATAGGAATTGGTAGTGCTATGGGAACACAAGGCTTTGTACAGAAGCGTGGAACTAGTACAACTGGTAACGGTTTATATTAATAGAAAGGTCCACGAAGGTGGACTTTTTTATGGCTATTCATTAACTGCGTACATAATATAACCGAATAAATAGTATTATGGCATTCACTTCAAATACATTTTTATCTGCAAATTCTGACATATTCTTGAGAGATCAACAACACGCCAGCAAATTGTTTGCGGACGATGGGTTTAGATTAGCTCCTAAATTTGATCATTTATTTCATGTGGCATTTAATATCAACCCTGCCGCGTTAAAGAATACAGAACTAGTACAACGCCATAAAAACGAAATTAATATGTTAGTCAAGGGTGCATCGTTGCCAAAGTTTACCATGGCTGCTGAAACTGTAAATCAGTACAACAGAAAAAAAGTAGTACAAACCCAGCATTCATTTGAAGGTACAAGTATTGTATTTCACGATGATAACATGGGACTTATTAATATGTTGTGGCAAAACTATTACAGCTATTATTATGCTGATAGTACAAGCGCAACAAAGCCCGGCGCATATAATAGAATAGCAACAAAAAATGCCAATTTTATTCAAAATCCTTACGGTTTAGATAACGGTAGCAGTATTCCGTTTTTTAACTACATTACAATCTATCACATGGCACGACACGATTATGTTGCATACAAGTTGCATAATCCTTTGATTAAATCCTTTGACCACGACAAAGTCAAGTACAGCGGCACATCCAATACTAATGAAAACACCATGTCGTTATTGTACGAAGCAGTAAGCTATTCAACTGGGACTGTTAATTCTGACAATGTGGAAGGCTTTGGATTAGAACATTATGATGTTACACCTAGCCCATTAACAGGATTAGCTGGATCAACTAATGCAAGCCCAACTTTTGCAAATCAGCAAGTTGTTGCTAACAATACTGTAGAAAATTTAAATAATCAAGTTAGT